GTTGAAGAATTCGGTCAAGCAACGACTGTGGATGGCGTTATGATTTTCTGGGAAGGAGATCTAGCTGTAGGTACTTCAGTTATGATTGAAGTAGATGGAGAGAAAGTGGCTGCTCCAGAAGGAGACCACCAAGCTGATGTTGATGGCGTAAATTATGCAATCACTTTGGATGCTGAAGGTGTAGTAACTTCTATGGAAGAAGTAACAGCAATGAGCGTAGAAGCTGAGATCTTAAGCGCAGCTATCAAAAAAGTTGTGGATGATGCTTCAGCAAAATTTGCAGCTCAGCAAAAAGAAATTGACAAACTTAAGGAAGACCTTAAAGTTGCTCAATCAGGGGGTAGATTCAGTGCCTCTGGAAAGAAATCTGGAGAAGGTGACAACAAAGGCGGTTTCCGCTCAATTTTGAACTAAAATGAAAAGAGGGACAAAACAAAAATTCGCAGCTCGTCTTAAAGAGGAGTTCGATTTCGACGTAGCCGGTTTAGGCACGTATGTTGATGAGCAGTCTACGGACATCATCGAAGAATTGGTATTGGGTGGAAACCTAGTATCCCGCATCCAGGTAATGGAAGGCGTGAAAGGTAGTGAGAAAATCAAACTTATGAAGATGGATACTCCACTTCAAAGTGCTGAGGCTTGTGGCCGTACTCCAGATGGAGACATCATCTTCACAGACAAAACGATCACAGCATCTGCTGTAAAAATCGACATGTCTGTTTGTAACAAGACTTTAAAAGGTACTTGGGCACAGATGTTGTTAGCATTGGGTAAACGTGCAGAAAAAGAAAACCTTCCTTTAGAGGACGTTATCTCTGCATTCATTGTTAAGCGTGGCCGCTTGAAAAACCAAGACTTGATGTTCAACGGGAGTACAACTTCTACTAATCCGGACTTGGTTTACTACGATGGTTTCGTGAAGAAATGGATTGCCGATTCTCTCATGTATCAAGTACCGTTCACTGGAGCTATGTCCGTTACTAATGCTTTTGAACGCTTCCAAGCTTTGGCAAATGCAATCCCAACGGTCTTGTTGGATAACAACATCACTCCTGAGATTATCTGTTCACGTGCAGATGCTCAGTTGGTAATCAACAACATCTACAATGATAAGGACTATGCGTCAAGCATCGAAATCAACCGCGAAGGTGGTGAAATTTCTTTCGTTCTTCCTACTACTGGAATCACGGTTCGTTCTTACCCGCAATTAAAAACGGGTCAAATCTTCGCTGTACCTTACGAGTTCATGTTCTTTGCGACTGACTTAGAAGGAGACATTGATGAGTTTTGGTTGAAGTACGAAGACCTTCAAGAGAAGATCTATTTTGGTACCGAATGGGGTACGGGTGTACAATACGTGTACTCGGAGTACTTTGGTAAAATCGTAATCGCTTAATTCTCCAAGTTATGTGTGAAGTAACTGAAGGAAGAGACGTCACCTGCGACAGCGCAGGTGGCTCTAAAAAAGCCTACATCTATTCGCTAGTAGATTCTTTAGGAATCAGCAACTACGAAGTAGGTCCCACTATCGTAGACGGAGTTGTCACAGCGATGACTCTTAAACCTACGAAGTTCTTATACCCTATCAATGTTCAAGCGGAAACTATAGAAGCAACCGTGAACAGCATTGGAGAGTCTGCAAAAAGTTCCGCAGCACATGAGCACTCTGTAATCATTACCCTTGCAGGTAACACAGCAGAGGATATCAAAGCAGCAACGCAGATTATCAAGGGCCGTGTAGGAATCATCTTAGAATTGAACGACGGTACATTTGAAATTTTCCACTATGAAAAAGGTTTCGGTGGTAAAGTTCAAAGAGCTCGTGCAACTGGTAAATTGTTAGATGATATGAATGGTTCTGTATGGACTATCACATCTCGTCAAACGCTTCCAGAAGCTAAGATTTCTTCAACTATCGTCAATGCTATGTTGCAGTAATGCCTCAGAGCTATAATAATTATTTTGGAAAAACAGGTCTACTCGGCCTGTTTTTTTAATATATTTGTAATTAT